ACGGTCCAGTTGTCGAGGCACTGGAAAGGGGAGCTACACTCCTTTTAGATGAGATTGATCTTGCATCTAACAAGATTCTATGCTTACAGTCTATCCTTGAAGGCAAGGGCGTATTCCTTAAGAAAATAGGTAAGCATGTTTCACCTTCTAAGGGATTCAATGTAATTGCAACTGCCAATACAAAAGGTAAAGGATCTGACGATGGTAGGTTCATAGGAACTAATGTTCTTAATGAAGCATTCCTAGAAAGGTTCCCTGTAACATTTGAACAGTCTTATCCTAGTGTTGCTATTGAGCAAAAGATTCTTGAGAAAGAATGCGAGGATATTGACTTCTGCAAAAATCTAGTAGATTGGGCAGACATCATTCGTAAGACATTCTTTGATGGTGGTGTTGATGAAGTCATCAGTACTCGTAGGTTAGTTCACATTGTTCGTGCTTATGCTATCTGGGGTGACAAGTTGAAGTCCATTCAAGTTTGCCTTAATAGGTTTGATGAAGAAACTAAGTCTGCTTTCCTTGATCTATATGATAAAGTAGATGCAGATGTAGATCTAGCAGAAGAAAATGATTCTTAAACCATTTGGTCCTCTGATACTGCACGAAACAGTGTCAGAGGATTTTTTAAAATTTCTTGTTGATGCATCTGTTGAGACTAAGAATAAATCTGAAAATGTTGGATGGGATTTAGCAGGTAATATTGAGGATCAATTGCAGAGTGTGATCGATCCTCAAAGGTTTGTTAAAGAAATTTATCCACATATTTTAAGTTACTTGGCAGCATGTTTTGATAGGAGAAAGGAAGATATGTTGGGACAATCAGATCCACCAATAGCTAATGTATCTTTTAATTGTGGTAATGGTCCTTGGATTAATTTTCAAAAGAAGAATGAGTTTAATCCTGTGCATGTTCATGGTGGAGAACTTAGTTCTGTTATAATGATTGATGTTCCTGAAGAGATTGCAAAAGAATCTGATGCTGTTAAGGACAAGACTAATATGCCTTGTCCAGGTCAATTAGAATTTATTGATGGACCTTCAGGATATATGTACACTGGGACTTATAAAGTAGTTCCCAAAACAGGTGACATATTTGTATTCCCTGCACAGTTAAAACATACAGTGTATCCATTTACAAGTGATGTAACTAGAATAACTATGAGTTATAATATAATGGATGTAAGTATTGACTCATCCATCATGGAGTGATAGAATGGTAAATGCATGGAGTCTAGCAGCTTCTATACTAGACGGAACATTTGATGAGGATTATCCAATTATGAGTGACGAGTATGCATCTAAAGTTGATCATCTTGTAGGTACAATGAATGTAGGACCAAACGATGCTGAATTAGAAGCAATTAAAAAATCAGGTGGGTATGAGTATACACCACTCGATTCTCCTGAAATAGAAAAACCCTCTGTACATTACAAGTATAATGAGGATGAAATTCTGAAGTCGATACAGGATTACATTGGGAGAACATACAGTTCTCACTATGCTTACAATGATAGAGTACAAACTCTAGATCTCATTGAAGCAGTAGGGGATGCAGCTGCATTCTGTCGTAGTAACATACTTAAGTATGCGTCTCGTTACGACAAAAAAGGAACCACGAGACTTGACATTCAGAAGATAATACATTATGCTGTACTTCTTTACCACTTTGAAGGATTAGACAAGGAATCTACCAATGGATATGAAACTTTCTGACAAAACAATTAGTCTACTGGAGAATTTCTCCTCTATCAACCAATCTATTTTGGTTAAAAAAGGATCTAAACTTCGTACAATTTCTGTGATGAAAAACATCCTTGCAGAAGCAGAAGTTGATGAGAATTTTGAAAAGGACTTTGGGATCTATGATCTTCCTCAGTTCTTAAATGGTGTCAATCTTATGAATGATCCTGACATCGATCTTAAGCATGAATCTTATATGATTCTTCGTGAAGGTAAGTCAACTAAGGTTAAGTTTGCTTTCGCAGATCCTGATTGTATTATAACTCCACCTGAAAAAGGAATTACTCTTCCTAGTGCTGATGTTAATTTTCAGTTAGATAGTATTCAACTTCAAAAGTTACTTAAAGCATCTGCTGTATATCAATTACCAGATCTTGCTGCTGTTGGAAATGAATCAAACATTACCCTGACAGTTCGTGACAAGAAGAATGATAACTCTAATGAGTTTTCTTTAGTAGTTGGTAAAACTGATAAGGTATTTGAGTTCAACTTTAAGATTGAGAATATTAAGTTGATTCCTGGTTCATATGATGTTGAGATTTCTCGTAAGAATCTTGCTAGGTTTACTAATAACAAGTACAATCTTGATTACTTCATAGCACTGGAACCCGATTCAACTTATGTCGATTAAGTCTTTACCTCTTTTTACTGTCTATATTCATAAAGTCAATGTGACTGAATGGAAAGAAGAAGGTGACCGTATATTATCTACAGTTCCTTTTGACAGTAAAAAGTCTAAAGATACACACATTGATTACACAGATTACTTTAGTAAATCAGCACCACCATATGCTGAAGAAATGCTTAAGATTCTCCAACCATATCTGGATGAATTCTTAACAATTGCTCAATATAAATTTACTCATGTAAGTGGTCTGTGGTGTCAAAGATATAAGAGCAGAGACTATCATGTTCCACATGATCATGGAACTGTCGGTTATTCTTGTGTATTATATGCTAGAATGAATCCGAATGTACATAAAAGTACTTTGTTCTTTTCACCCTTTGCATCAGAATCTGGTAGTCGTGATACCAGTTCTATTGCAGTTGAAGAAGGTGACTTGGTTATCTTCCCAAGTGGTTTGTTGCATATGGCTCCACCACATGATAGTAACCAAGATCGTATTATTATTTCATTGAACCTTTTGTAATGAAAAATGAATTTCTATGGGTCGAGAAGTATAGACCTAAGAAAATTGAGGACTGTATTCTTCCAGACAATATCAAAGATACTTTCCAGAAGTTTGTAGATAAAGGAGAGATACCTAATCTACTTCTTGCTGGTCCTGCTGGTTGTGGTAAAACAACTATTGCCAGAGCATTATGTGAACAATTATCATGCGACTATATTATTATCAACGGTTCTGATGAAGGGAGATTTCTTGACACCGTTAGGAATCAAGCAAAGAATTTTGCTTCTACAGTATCTTTATCACAAAGTAGTGCTCATAAAGTAATCATAATAGATGAGGCAGATAATACGACCCACGATGTACAACTTCTACTTCGGGCAAATATTGAAGCGTTTTATAATAACTGTAGATTTATCTTCACTTGTAACTACAAGAATAAGATTATCGAACCTCTCCACTCTAGATGTGCTGTGGTTGAATTTGGTATTAAAGGTAGAGAGAAGCAGCAGATTGCAGCATCGTTCTTTAATAGACTCAATGATATATTGGAGAAAGAAAAGGTTGAAGCTGATAAGAAAGTCATTGCAGAACTCATCAACAAACACTTCCCAGATTGGAGAAGAGTCTTAAATGAGTGTCAAAGATATTCAGTTGGTGGTAAAATAGAAAGTGCTATCCTAGCAGAATTTTCAGATGTCAAGGTCAATGATCTCATTAAAAAACTTAAAGGGAAGGACTTCACGGCGGTTAGGAAATGGACCGTTGCTAATTTGGACAATGATCCTAACTTACTTTTTCGTCGTATTTACGATGCTCTATCTGTATCCTTGGACGGTCCTAGCATTGCTGCTGCTATTCTCATTATTGCTAAGTATCAGTATCAGATGGCTTTTGTAGCAGATCAAGAGATAAATATGCTTGCATGTTTAACGGAAATCATGGTAGAATGTAAGTTCAAATGAATCCAACAACAAACAAAGACATTATGGAGGAACTTTTGGCTAGTAAAAAGGAAAAGAAAAGACATCAAGTCAAATCTAGATTCTATTATATTTTCTGGGGTGCTGCTACGGTATCAGTATTTCTAGGGCAGTTGTATGTTGGAACTGGATACCGTCAGATGTCTAAATCATTCAACAGAATAATGGATGCTATTGTTGTAGAGATTGATAGCAAACCTAAGTTCTATTAGATGCTATATAACTATAGTATTTAAATCGATTGTAGTTAATAATTACAGTCACACACTCAAATACTCAAACTCAAACTCAAATTACTTTAATAACTACTATGGCTAGAAATCCATATGAACTCCGCATGGAGTGTCTTTCCTTAGCGGAATCAAGACTTCGTGACCGCTATCAAGAAGAAAAAGAAAGGTTCCAGTATCTCGATGAAAAGGGATTAATTGCTGATGAAGAATCTATTACTCTTTATCCTGAATTTCCTACAGATGAACAAATAGACAAAGTAGCAAATGATTTACTTG